CGCCATTAAGGCTATATCCTGTTCCCACCTTTTCCCCTGCCGATTCCACTCGTAACCGGCCGCATAAAACAATCATACAACAAAAAGGGGGCTCGCGCCCCCCTTAGGTTTAGCTAGATCCGGGCGATCCGTAAATGCCCAGCGGATCAGATACACCGAAGCTGTAACGCTCACGCGCCTTATAGCGCACGTTGCCAGTATCGAAGTCTCCGTCCATCGAGGTCTCCAGTCCGGTTCTCTCGAAATGCTTCATACCATTAGGTACATCAGTAATGATGAAGAAAGCATTGCTATCGGTCAGATAGTGGTTAACGCTGTAACCTTCGGGGATTGCACCCATGTTACGAATAGCGTTGATGTCGTTATCTGCCGTGCCAACTCGCTGAGTTGTTTCTAGCAGTCGATCTGCCGTAAACATCAAAGCGGGTGGTATGATCAAACGACGAGGACGCGCAGCAATCAACAGACCACGCTCGTCAGTGAAAGCAGCGATATCAATAATCGCATTTTCCAAAGACGTTTCGTTAAGGTCAGCAGCCGTTGTAGGCCGGTTGTTGTTTTTGCCACCGTTAACCAAGGGGTGACCATCACCACCAGTTACGCCGTCACCAGACGCAGTGAACAGGTTTACACCGTCACCTGACTGGAAACTATTGGAGAAACCATTGTTAAGCGGGAAGACCGCTTTAACCTGCTTGGTGTACGCCATAGCGCGAGCGAGAGCCTTGGTATAACGTGCAGACAATGAGTCATACAAGTTATCTTCCATTGCTTCCTCGGTGATAGCGAAGCCCATAGCGATGGTTTCGTGGTTGTAACGAGCCGTGAAAGATTCCTGTGCAGAGTCATAACTGATGGCAGCGCCTTCAGCTTTAACAGGTGCAGCAGCGAATCCAGACAGCTTCACTTCTTCTTCAAAAGAACGATCAGAGCTTTCAGTCTCATAAATGAGAGTGTGCTCGTCTTCGTACTTCTCATACTCCAAACCGAACAGAGCATTCAGCCCCGGCAGGAGTTCTTTTAGCATTTGCGCTCTTGAAATTGCCATTGCTCAAATTCTCCTTAGATGCCGGTCGTGTTGTCGTACTGATGCCCAACGTTGAACTTCATAATGATGTCCGTGTAAGCATCCCCTACTGCGCTGGTTGGCCCGTCAACAAAGTCAACAACCCGGAAAGGTAATGTTGCAGTTGTTGCTGCGGTGCTCGCATCGGCAGCGTTTTTACTTCTACCAATGCTTGTTGAACCAGCCGTGTAGGCTACGTCAATGTTATTCCCAAGGTTTGTCTGGGCCAAAGACCCGTCCGCTTGCATGCGGAACAATACATTGGGATC